TATATAGGTTTTATTACCTATATAGAGTTCCATTGACTAGTTATTGTCCGCTTAGCACCGGACCATGCTTTTCTTTATTTTATTGTATACTTTACATTTTGAATAAGTGCAGTAGTCTCCTCTCAGGTTATTACCGTACCCTGTTTGGAGTGTCTACTTTATTCCTAGTAAGTTTTATCCCTTACTAGTTATGTTAAGTTTTAGTGTCGATTAGCACCTTGGTTTTAGGTTCTTTGACCCTAATTCCAATGAGTAGCTTACCTAAGTTCACGTTTCTTTGAACCGTGAAATTGCTTACGTATACACTAATACATATTTTATCTCGTTGATAGAGAACTATCGTACAGAGAGAGTTGCTAACCTCTTAAATCGTCTATAAGGCGCAGTTATTTTATTTTCTGTGAAAAATATTAACCATTTTATTTATTGCTTTAACGGTAAATTTATACTCGATTAAAATCAGGAGTATATTACCCGTGTTTAGCTTACGATTTACGAAATTAATTAAAATGGGAATTTGATTGTAATGATTTAGATTTGACAATTCAATTGCTCAGAAGAATCCCACTTTATTTTCTAGCTCCTTCCATCATAAATGCACTCGCATAAGACGAGTCAACGCATTTTAGAAGTAGAGCAGATTATTTAGAAGAATTGGTTTTCTGGATTTTGATTAATGCGACGTACCGCATGTTATAGATCCCAATATTTTTGAAAACACCCTTAGTTTCAGCATGTACCAGCATGTAGGGAGTTGCTTCCCGTGATTTATATAAGGCCCTGTTTTCAAGATGAGGCATTTAGATTGATAATTCCAACTTTTTGATTATTTTCGTGATTGTTATTGAATAGCTTTATAGCTACTGATATTGACCCTTTCTTTTTAACTATGTTTAATTACAACTTTTTAGGAGAAACAATCACAAATGCAACACAAGGGTTCTGGTTATTAACAGCAATGTTAGTAATTTCAGTTGTGCATATTATGCACATAAACACAATGACTTTGCTTTCCCAGTCAGGGAAAGCTGAACGAATTGCAAAATATGAGTCGAAGAAGAAGAACAATCGCAAAGCTGAAAAGCGTAAAGCGATTGCTGTTCAACAGAGACTTAATTATATTGCAGAATGCCAAAAACATTCTGCTAATAAGAACAACAAGAAACAAGTTTCGTCAAAGATTCTTTATACTTCTCAAGCAGGAGAAGTAGAAGATGAAAGACGTAATTATTTCAAGGAATGCAAAGAAATTTTTGTAAGTTTCATGTCTTCTCGTTTGGGTAATAACCTAAATGGAGAAGAAAATGAATTTTTCAAAGAATTTTTTAGCAACAGCAAACAATACATTACCGATGTATTTGATTTTGTTTTATCAAAAATCGATTTTGATTTTGATAAACATTATACAATTTTTGGATATGTACGAGCGTGCAAGTTAACAAAACAATTATTTTTAATTTTTGACATTTTAGTTTCATTAGAAATTTTGGAAAATTTTAGTATTAATATTAAAGGTATTACGTTATTTGTTCCTAGTAAATTAGGGAGAAAAACGAAACCATTTGATTTGTTAGATGCATGTTATGAATTTTATTCATTATTTGTAAGAGCTAGTAAGTCCTTTCCAGAGAAAGGATTTGAAGCTTTTTACGAAGATGCTATTAATGGCATTTTTGAAGAAGATTATGCATATGTTTTAGCAAATTATATTTTGTTTGAAACAGGCAAAAATTGTGACGTTGAAGATATTAAAGAATACGACTTACGTTTACAGAGAGCTATTGATGCAGCTACAACTAGCATCAGAGCTAATTCTGAGAAGGCATATTTTACTCCTAAGTTAAAGGAGTTGAAGATATTGCAAGCCAAACGTATTGCTTCACAGAAAGATTTCATTAGGATGAAACCTTATGGAATTTTGTTATTCGGTGGATCATCAGTAGGAAAATCTTCGATAGCTAATGCTGTCACACGTTATATTTTAAAAGTTAATGGATTTCGTTCATCATCTGATTCTGTAGTTGTTTTGAATGAGGCTGATAAATTTCAGTCTGAATTTCGAACACATCATACAGGTGTTATTTTAGATGATTTATGTAACAGTACTGTTGAGAGTACTGAAGGTAATCCATTATTGAAGGTCATTCAATTTATTAATAATTCTCCTCAAGCTGCATTGAATCCAAATGCGGATTTGAAGGGAAATATTATGATTGAACCTAGAGTTGTGTTAGCTACTACAAATGTAAAAGATTTGAATGCAGCACATTATTCTAATGAACCATTATCGGTTGCCCGTAGGTTTGATATTACTGTTACACAGACAGTAAAAGAAGAATATCAGATGATTGATTCTGTTATGCTTGACACTGCTAAAGTTGAAAAAGATTTTGCAGGTAATGCATATCCAGATTTTGCACAATTTACATTAGAAAGACCTATATTACATTCAGGTAATATTCGTCAAGGAAATAATAAAATTCAACGTGTTAGTTACGTACCTATTGTATATAAAGGTAAAGAAATGCGCAACGTTGGTTTGCGTGAATTTCTTGGATTTTTAAAAGATAATACAACGAAGCATTTTACAGAACAAAGGAGTTTTGTACAAACGCAACGTAATAATGTTGAAATTGAATTAGATGATGAAGGTTTTCCTCTTGATATAGAAAAGAATGATGATATTCTTGATTCTGAGTTTGGTATTTTTGAAAGTGTATTTCAGAAATATTATGATTTAGAAACATTGATTTTGAGGAAATTAAGTGAATTAGTATTTATTATTTTAAGTACTAATGTATGCCGTCATTGGATTATGAATAAATATTTCAGTGGAATGTATGTTGGACTTACAGTTATTTATACAATATGTTTTATGTATATTACTGTGTGTCCTAATATTTACATTGGATTTTTATTAACGATACCGCTTCAACAATGGTTATTTTATAAAGCATTGTGTCATGTTATTAAGTACAAGATACAACGCTGGAAGAAACCTAGTGATTATTTGAAAGAAATGTCTTTACTTGATAAGACAAAATTTATTTCTTTGCTTGGTGGCGTTACTGCTTTGTCTATGATTGGTTGCATTATTAAATTAATTTATAATATGTTAACCTCAGAGGCAGCAGAATGTATGCGACCTAGCGCAAATGTTATTGAGAAGAAAAAGGAAGAGTGTGCAACTGAGTTTTGGGATGAACATTCGCGTTATAAGCGATTTACGTTCAATCCTAGAATTTCAGGCACAGCTCGTTCTACCACACCAGACCAATTAGTTGGTATGGTGAGTAGAAGAATTATGATGATTCATATTAGGTTGAAGAATGGCAAAACAAGATTTTGTAATTGTTTGCCTATTCGAGGTAATATGGCTTTGATTCCTTCTCATGTAGTACCTGATTATAATGCAGAAGCATTGATTACTAAACCGGGAGCTAATCCCAAAAATGTTAGTATTTCAATGCATTCATGTTATAGGATACCAAAGACTGATATTTGTATTTGGTATGTGCCTGAACTTGGAGATCAGCGTGATTTGACCGCTTATTTTCCAAGTGATGTAGCACATAATAAACAAGTAGTTGGTGATATGGTTTATAATGACCAAGGTAAAATTAAAGTTTACCGTCAGTTATTAGGAACACGTACCACTAGTAGAACTACACTAGGTGGATTATTTGAGTCACTTAGTTATTATTTTCCAGAACAAACTTTTCAGGGTTTGTGTATGGCAACATTTGTTGGTCGTGATAATAGAGACATGCCGTTTATTGGTGGCTTCCATTTAGGTGGAAAGAACCATACAGGCGCAGCTGGATTTATTACACGTGATCAAGTTTTAGCAGCAATTGAAGAAATTGCTGCAAGACCATCAGTTTTACCATCACATGCTGGTCAATCATTTGACACAGTTATTGGAGGTATTGATGTTGGACCATTACAAGAACCACATGAATTATGTGTCACTAACAATTTGGATAGTGATGCACGGTGTATTGTATATGGAGCACATAACAAACCTGGAGCGACACCAAGATCTGAAGTAATTGTATCTTCTATTTCGAAGAAGGTACAAGAACATTTAGGCTTGGAAAGGAAGCATGATAAACCTTATTTAATGAAGGATATTATGCATAAGGAAGTAGATATTGAGAATAAAACTCATACTGCTTACAGATTTGATGCGGCTTTGATTGATAAAGCTGTTGTTGATTTTAATACAACTTTGACTGCAACATTAAAAGATGAATTACATAATCTTGGTAAATTAGAAGATGATGTAGTTTTGGCAGGTTTAGATGGAGTGATTGGCATTAATGCCATGAATTTTTCCACTGCTTGTGGATTTCCATTTTCTGGACCTAAAACAAAATTTGTTAGTAAGTCAGAAAGAGTTGTAGAAGGAATTTCGTGTCCAAGGGATATTGATCCCGTAGTTTTGGAAGAGATTAAAAAGCTAGAAGAAACTTTATTGGACGGAAATCGTATCAATACAGTTTTTAAAGCTTCACTTAAGGACGAACCAACTAAGATTGGAAAGAAGAAAGTTAGAGTTTTTGCTGGATGCAATATATATTTTATAATATTAGTTAGGAAATATTTTTTAACAATTTCATCATTAATGCAGCAAAATAAGGAAACTTTTGAATGCGCTGTTGGTTTGAATGTAGAATCACCTGAATGGACAAAAATGATGAAACATGTTTATAAACATGGAGTAAATAGAGTTGTTGCAGGTGATTATAAGTCTTTTGATGGACGTATGTCTCCAAGATTTATGTTGGCAAGTTTTAAGATTTTAATTAATCTTGCAGAACAAAGTGGAAATTATGATGCGGATGATTTAACAATTATGCGTGGAATAGCCACGGAAATTTGTTCACCGACATATGATTATTTTGGAACATTAGTACAGTTTTATGGATCAAATCCTTCGGGACATCCGTTGACTGTGGTTACAAATTCACTTGTTAATAGTTTGTATATGCGTTATGTATATTACAAGATTGCACAAGAAGAAAGGTGGTGGAAAACACCATTATTTTCTAAAGTTGTAGCATTATTAACATATGGAGATGATAATATTATGTCCGTTAAACCAGGATACGATGCGTATAATCATACCAATATTGCACGTGTTTTAGCCGAAAGTGATATTACATACACTATGGCTGATAAAGAAGCAGAATCTGTACCATTTATACATGGTTCAGAAGCTGGTTTCTTGAAACACAATGCTGTTTGGGATGAAGAATTGCAGTTGTATCGCGCAGTAATTGAGGAATCTTCAATTTCTAAGATGCTCCATGCACATGGGAAATCTCAGATTACAGAAGAGCTTCATGCTGCTTGTACTATTAAAGATGCACTTGATAAGTATGCACATTATGGACGTGAGAAATACACCGAAAAATGTGCTCAACTTAAACAAGTTGCTGACGAATGTAATCTCACAGGACTTGTAGGATCATTTCCAACTTATCAGGAACAGATTCTTAAGTATTGTGAGAAATACGAATGGGATGAAAACCCATTTCCTGTCCAAAAGGATTAGGAAAAATATTTCATAATTTTGATATCGCGTTGGATACATGCGATTAAAACCAAAGAACCCGAATGGGGTAGTTACGAATTTGTATTTAGTATCTTCCAAATTAAATATATATTACGAAAACTCGTTTGTCTTGAACCTTTCTTGTAAGGTACCATTATTTAGTGGCGTAGTTTGAAACTACAACAAGAGAAGCTCTGGCATAGATGTATTGATGCATACATTTATGTTATTTTATTAAAATTGCATTACTAGTATTATACAATTACATCCGAGTGCATTGGATTTAAGTATGCACAATGGGGTGGTCCAGACCCCTTATACACTGGAATCGGCTTTGGTGCGAATTCACCAATTAGAAACTGATGTGGCCCGTAAATACGGTCATATTAGGAAATTAAAGAAGAAATATTCTGCTTTGGAAGCTAAACATATTAGATTCATTGAAGAATTGCCTTCGCAATCAGCTACAGTTAATATTACTCGTGCTGAAGAAGATGTAAAAGCTCAGGTTACGACCTTTGCGGATGAGTCAGCTGGATGGAACACTACGGTGCCAACCAATCCTGACCCAACATTTAATTTAGCAAATAATAGTGATAGTAATTTAGGGAACTTTTTATGTCGTCCTATTAATGTAGCAACATATCAATGGGCTGTGAATCAGCCTTTATTTGAGACAATAAAACCATGGACTGAATATTTAAGCAATCCATTTATTAGGAATAAGATTAAAAATTTTGAACTTTTACGTATGAATTTACACATGAAAGTTTTGATTAGTGGTACACCATTTCATTATGGTCGTGCACTAGTATCTTATAATCCTTTGAATGGATATGATCAGGTCACAATTGAACGCGGTTTGGGTACTGCGTTTGATGTAGATTTGATTAGTGCTTCACAGAAACCACATATATTTTTAAATCCAACTCTGAATTCAGGTGGTGTTTTGGAAATGCCTTATTTTTATAAGGACAATTACATTTCATTATCTGATGCGTTGGAAAATGTGGCCGATAATTTAGGTGAAGTGACATTTAGGTCATTTGGAAATTTAAAACATACGGACGGGGGAAATCCTGTTACCGTCAATGTTTATTTGTGGGCCACTGATGTGGTGTTGACTATGCCAACATCACGTGATTTGCCTACATTGCCATCTCAATCCGGAACGATGAATTCCGGAGATGAGTATGGTCAGGGTATTATTTCTAAACCGGCATCTGCAGTTGCGAAAGCAGCAGGTGCATTGAAAGAAATACCGCTTATTGCGCCATACGCAAGAGCAACGGAAATGGTTGCTACGCGTGTTGGTCAAATTGCCCGTCTATTTGGTTTTAGTAGGCCGGCAGTATTAACTGATCCACAGATTATGAAACCAGTACCAGTTGGAAATATTTCCAATGTTGATGCTGCAGATGCTGTGTATAAGTTAACATTTGATTCTAAGAATGAAGTAACAATTGATCCCAGAGTCACTGGTTTGGAAGCCAGAGATGAGATGGGTTTAGTTGATTACGTTAAGCGAGAATCATATTTAACAACATTTAATTGGACTAGCGAAGCTGCTCCTGGAGATTTGTTGTGGAATTGCCGTGTGGCTCCAGATTTGTTTGGAACCGCCAATTATACCACACCAACTTTAAGGAGGGAATTGCATATGACGCCGATGTGTCACATGGCCCAATTATTTAAGTTTTGGCAAGGATCTATTAAATTTAGATTTCAAGTTGTTAAGTCAGCGTATCATAAAGGTAGGATGTTAGTAAGATATGATCCTAGAGCTTTGGGTGCAGATGTTGATTACAATACGAATTATTCTAGAGTAATAGATATTGCAGATGCTGAAGATTTTGAAATTACTATTGGTTGGGGACAATTCCAACCTTGGTTAGAATGTACTGAAATTGATAATAATTTGAATTATTCGCCTACTACAAGGTTGAATGAATTGTTTTTCAGAGCTTGTAATGGAATTATTGAATTAGATGTTATCAATGAATTGGTATCACCTAGTGCAGATTCTGATATTTCAGTTAATGTTTATGTATCCATGTGTGACGATGCAAAGTTCGCTCAGCCTGATGCACAAAAGATTAGGAGTTTATCCTACTTTAGGCATCCAGATGAGCTAGGAGCTTTGACAAAGGATGAACCTTTGGAATCACAGAGTGGATTAGTAATGGAAAATAGTGTTGATGAACCGAACGCTAGCATGCAATTGGAAACAATTGCTAGTGAAGCACAATCGGAAGATCAAACCATGAACGTATATTTTGGCGAAAGCATTACAAGTATACGTGAATTGGTTAAAAGATATGTTATGACCAGATATTGGTGTGAAACATATGCTAAAGGTCCAGGGGATTTTAATGTCCTGGAGCTTACAAATAAGACTTTTCCATACCAACAGGGATATGATCCCCAAGGTTTGGATAATGAAGATTTTGGTAATTATACTCATAGTAATATGAATCCTATTAATTATTTCCAAGCTTGTTATGCTGGATATAGGGGTTCTATAAGACATAAGTATTTATACCATTCTGCGGGAGCGCAGCTTGCCCCCATTGTTGTCAGAAGTGAATTTGAAGACAATCCAATGGGAGTATGGAATCGTGATAATGTTACAGGAGATAGTTCTGCATCTGTCACAAAATATGCTACGAGAGATACGTGGCAGGGAGCGGCAGCTACAGGTACCCTTACAAATAGTGGTATAGAAGTTGAATTTCCTTTTTATAATAGAGCGAGAATCGGTTATTCACGATTGATTCGCTCAAGAGCTTTGGATTGTCCAACTACAAAGAGTAACTTTGTAACAGGTTTGGATTTTGCATTTAGTTCTGGTAGTGATGAAAGAATTGCTTTCCAACAGTGGACATCCGCTGGGGAAGATTTTTCTTTCTATTTCTTTACTGGGGTACCAATTTTGTACCAATATGTAGAGGAGTAATTTTCATTATGACGGAGACGTCTTTAAACATCATCAATTTCCTGTCGGGTTGGACGGGAAAAATCACCTGGGTGACTCAGGTGTGCGGCGGACATTTATGTTAGCGTCGTCGGGCTTAGCCCTCTTAATAGTTTTGATTGAACTTGAAAAGGGCTTTGCCCTATCAAGATGTAGGTCACAACTTTAAGAGCCAGTTGAGCCTGGAATAAAGTTACCGTCACATTGTGTGTTTTGCCTTAGGGTTTTCACACTTTGCGGGGGTAGCTTAACGAGCAAAAGTAAAACTTTGTTCCAGG